TTATGTTCCCGGGAAGTTCTCCTGAAAGAAGCACCCTGAAACCTGCCCGGTTCCCTAAGTCTACAAGCATGTTCATTCGGATACGGCATTTATATCACCTCTTCCTTTTCTTTAAGATTTTTATATCTATATACAAACTTTATTCTTATATTGCTTTTTTCACCCATCCACTAACAGATTCTCTCTCATACTTCCTTGGTAAAAATGGATTATCTGTAATATGCTGTCTTTGTGTCTTTCTCCAATCCAATACTTTCTGATGCGCTTTTGCTTTGGCAGCCGGGTCTAGTGATGTTATTTCCCGCATCTTCCAGTCCCGGATATGCCGCTCTATGTATCGTTGCTGTTCTTGTGCTTTATAGGCAATTTTCTGAGCATTTGTATAACCATATTGGTCTATAAGTTTTTGTTCAGCCGGGTCAACATGAATCTCTTGTTTTGGAGAGAGTCCTGGAAAATAAGGACTTATTCCGTGAGCACAATTTGGATGGTATAGTCCTGCTGAAACCGCTGTATCTAGACTAGAATATTTTGCACTTTTTCCACTCTGGCTTAAAACTTTCCCTTCCCATGGAGTGCATAATTCACACGCCCGAAAATGACTTGATACTCTAACCAAATCATATCCATATTCTTCATATCTATTCAAACTGGCTTGAACTGCTGCATGTCCTGACATCGTTCTTCCTACCATTTCTGAATATGCTTCAATACTGACTTTACGCCCATTTGAATATGTGACTGCTTGAATTCCTTTCTTTGCAAAATCATCTAACATAGATTGAGATAATGCCCGGCGGGTAAATATATCTGATTCACGGAACATCTGACTTCCAGCTTGAACTGCGGTATCTCGAAAAAGGTCATTTGAAACACGAAGCACTTGCAATGTAGAACCTTCCAAATTATGATAAGCAGCTCTACGAAATGTATTATAAAATGTCAAGTGATTTGGTATACTAGAAAAAGCCTGTGTAATTTTCCGAGGAACTGACATCGGCGGGAGTAATGGAATGCCTTTGCCGGCAAGAGGTGTTTGTGAAGAAATCTTTCCATCAGGAGTTTTCTTGATTCCTAATTGAGCAAGTTCTGTTTCCGTATGACTGACTCCACGTAAATAAGCAGAGGCAAGGTCTTCATCTGCCCATGCTTTCCATTTCTTGTTCCATTCTGATAAAGCTTTATTGACCTTAGTTGTATATTTTCTTTGTACTTGGTTGAGCAGGTCAGGGCTGGTAATTAATTTGCCATGCGCATCTGTCAATGCTTTTCCAACTTGTTCTGTCAACTTTTCCGCTGAAATACCAAGAGACGCTCCTACTGTTTCATAAGTTTTTGAATTAATCATGCCTGCTCACCTCCATTCATTTATTTCCAAATTATTCATCTATATTTTTCTTCTCTTTTTCTATCTGTATTCGGCTTTCTATATTATCCCATATTCTGAACTTCACTATACGAGTAAAACTATTCCCTTCCTGAATTAATCTACCTGCTTTAAACATACCCTCTACATTCTGTTCTCCGCTTGCAGTTACCAATAATTCCATTGCTTTGACATAGGTTTTAGTAGCTTCTAATAAAAACTTCTGGGCATCCTCATACATAGTTGTAGGCGTTAAATATCTTGCTTTTTTATAACAATCGTCAACAACTTTTTTAATTTCCGTATAATCAAGATTGCCGGATTTCATGATTTCTTCCATAGTAGATAAAGCCTGACTAATCTTAACAGCAATCTTTCCTACTGCATTTCTCCATTCATATTCTGTCGGGGTTTCCCATGTATACATTTTATTATCATTATTTCTTACAAACTCTTTCATTTCTAATCTCCTTTTCAAACCTCAAATGGCATTTCCCCAGCGCCTTGGTCATTTAATATTTTCTGTGCTTCTTCTTCCACTGCTTCATCATCCCATTCTGGATGCAACATTTTAATCTTAGTCCAAGTTGAAACTGCTTTGGCTTGGTCTAAATTCCTGATAGTCTCTGATTTTTCCTTTTCATCTGTAATAATGCTATCCTGTAAGACCGCTTCTATTTCTTGTGGTTCATAATTCTTTGTAGTCAATCCGCTTTGCATATCCAATAATTGCATCTGCCTTATCAATTCCCTGATAGCGGGTTGCCAATATCGTGATTTCTTTTCCCTGGTAAGAAGGGATTTTCTCTCCCGTATATGCAGAGCTGTTCCAGATTCTGCTCGTCCTTCTATTCCTAATCCAAACGTCTGAGGAGAATACCCACATTGAGTGATAATTTGGAATAATAGAGTTTCGCATGTTTTTGCATGGGCATCCACTCTAATATCAAATTGTATAGACTCAATAGGTTTGACATTCTCTCCACCCATACGCCATGGAGAAAGGTTCAATTTAATAAACGCTTTCTGAAATTTATTAAATCTAGACCGGGCTGTCACTGTATCTTGTGTAATGATTCCACCTTCTGGTCTTTCCAACAATTCTTCATCTATCAATAATTGTGCCATACCCAATTCAATATCTCGCATCCATGATGTCCAAGTGAAATCCAAACTATCCATCAATGAAATAACTCCAGAATAATCATTGATACCAATAGGGGAATTTGGCATTAATCGATTTGGTTTTCTATTTGGAATATAAACACATCCTAATCCATCCATAGTATAGGATATATTTTCTAAACCAAGTTCCGCCGTTTCATCTATAGATGCTATATCAACTTCAAGCCCGACTTTTTCACCGTTTCCTTTGTACAATTTATATTCAATAAACAATCGTCCAGAATCCCGTCGACGAAGTTCAAATAATCGCCATTTTGTCTCACCTGAAGTGGATTCCTTAACAGTGCGGAAAAATAATACTTCCCATAATCTCCCTCTCCAAAAATATGGGATTGCTTGTAATGGTGTAATGATAGAAACAATGGGCAATTTGAGCAATTCTGGTTCTACATCTAATTTCAAAAACACCCCAGATAATGCTGCGGAAAGTTCGGACGCCTCAAGAAGGATATTCATAAATCCGTTTTCTTTTATGAAATCCATAATTCTATCCCCACCGGATGCTTTTTGGTCATAATCTAATTGTGGGATTTCTGAAAATAATAAATCCGCAGAAGTAGAGGCAATATCACCCGCCACAGGAAGATGAACACATCCTGTTCGTTCCTCTGCTTCTATCCTTGCCCAAAATCGCCCGATGTCCGTGTCTGAAAAATACATAGTTGAAGAATAAAGATTTAATAATTCTTGCGGGTCTCCGCTATACCAAGCAGACCACTCCACTATCTTATTATAATAATCTCGATAATCATCTGGGGGGAAAGCTGTACCCGGTTTTGGAAATGGCATTATATTTCAACTCCTTTTCTCTATATTCTTGTTTGTAACCTTTTTATTTTTCTAATGTATAAGTATATTACTCACTTCAAATAAAATCAATACAAACTAGAATATAGCATAAAAATCTTGTCATTTTCTATAAAATCTATCAAAATCCAATGTTTTTTATTTAATAAAACCTGGAAACCCTTGCTACTAGTGGGTTTCAAATAAATAGCAAACTTTTTAAAAAAGTTTTTAAAAACATAATAAATCATTTCACTTCCCTAATAACCAATTTTTTGACACTGCCCACGCAATTGCAGCATCGACAGAGTGGTCTTCCACTTTATCAATTATCTCTAGTTCTACATTCTTGTAATGATACTTTTGCAAATCCACTTTGAAACTCTTATCTGCAATATCAATCAAGTTTTTTTCTAAAAGGAATCGCATCGTATCAATTCCTTTATCTTTCCACTTTGAAAATGCCACGGATTGCAATCTTGTAGGAGCCTGATTTTTCCTTAAAATTTTATGCAATGTAATATTACTATCTTTTGGAGCTATATCTGCATAGATATGAGTGATGCCTTTTTCTATACAAAGGTCAGCTATCTGTTGACAACGCTCTGTCAATTCAACGAATTCCCATCTGTATGTTTCCGGACAAATATATTTCTCTTTGACATCTTGTATCAAATGTAAAACGGTTGCAGTATGACCCCAGTCAATGCCTGCTTCTATTCTACCTCGTTTTTCAAAATGAACGCCTTTTCCTCTTTGGTATGCTCGTTCTACCGCTTCGAAATCGTATATTGATTCTCCAATAGTAGGGCGTTTCAATAAATACTCTGCATCCCACATTTCATTGGTTACAAGTTTATGTTTTCGTTCTATTTCCTCTTCTGACCAAAATCCATTCGGTTCTTTTACTTCCTCGACACACCATTGGTAAAGTTCCGCCCCACGCTCTTCTCTTTTATCAATCAATTCTGACATCATTCCAAAAGGATGATGCAATGTGGAGGAAGCCACAACTTGGTCTGGTATCCCAAAATTCGCTTTCGGTTGTCCTAATGCTGCATCAAATATTTCTCTTGCCATTTCATCCACTTCATCAAGTCTCAATCTTTGTGGATGGGGTCCTCTTACAGATTTCTGCGATGCTGCCAATGCCTGAACCCAAGAACCATTTTTAAGTCGATATCCCCTTCCAGCAACATCCCCTATCAATAATTGTCTTGGCACATTTGGTCTTTGCCAAAGTTGAGTTGAATATGCTATCGCCTTTTGAGATTGTTCTAAGGAACCACCTAGAATTGTAGTCCCACAAAAAGGTTTGAATACGCTTTCTAACCACGCTAATATTGCTAATAATAATGTCTTACCTGACCCTCGCATCGCATGCCAGATTTGATAAAAAGATTCATCCGCATAAGCATCCCATAAAGCATCTAATGGTGATTTATGTCCTGCACATACAGCAGGGTCAGGAACTTTGACGCCTAATACAAATGCACAGTATAAAGCAAGATGTTCCTTTGAACGCGGCGCAGTTCCGCCTAATGTGTCATCTATGGATACTACATTAAGTTTTTTTGATGGTCTTTTTAATTCCCAATCAAGTTCTTTTACTGCACATCCCACTTTATCACCTTATCTTTCAATACATCTATTTTGAAGCATTTCCATATAAATTATCAAATGCTATCTTGATGGATTTATCATCGAAA